GTAACTCAGACTATTAACCTAATGTTTCACAGACGTGAGTCAGTGAAGTCTAGTGCTATCAAAGTACTTGGATCAGGTCAGCAGTACTTAAGTGGTATTGTTCAAGATGCAAATGGCTTGTATTGGTTTTTTCCATACTTGCAGTTGACTGCAACTGGTGAAGGCTCAGGAACAGCTAGAGCTGATGGTAGTAAGTACTCTATCACTCTTTTAGCTGAGAATGAATTCTTGGCTTACCAAATTGAAGAGTCAGTAGTGACGACTTTAATTACACCAGCACCATAATCTATTCTTTTCTCCATAGATAAAGAGGCCTTGCAGAAATGTAAGGCTTTTTTTTTAATTAAAAAATTCGCTAAGTACAATATAGGTATGATATATCTTGAGAAAGACTCAACTAATAGCTTTGTGCTGACCTTAACTGAGGTCACAACACTATCAAATGCTTACTATTTATTTGAGTTTGAGGATGAGTTTAACACAACATCTAATCCAATATACTGGCAAGGTGTTGATACTTCATTGTGGCCCTCAAGATTCAACCTATTCACTATCGAAGACCCTATAGATATTGACTTTATTAAAGGTCAGTACAGATACAAGGTCTATGAAAGCTCTGTCCCTACATTAGATCCAGTTGGATTGACAATGATTGAAGAGGGTAGAATGGTAGTGGCTGGTGCAATTATTAACTCAATTTATGACTAATGGCTTGGTATAGTAGATTTATAGGCGAGAAGCCACAGACAACAACAGAAGTAGTAGAAGGCTATCAGTCATTCTCTACACCATTCGGTAGAGTAGGTGATGCTAACTTGTCCCTACCTTATGTGAATGGTAGATATCAGATAGCTGGCTACATTCCATTTGGTCAAGATAACATGTTCCCTGAGCTATTAAACCAGCTCTACTACACATCACCTCTACATGGTGCAATAGTGGACTTTAAGACCAACTCAGCAGTAGGTGGTGGCTACACTCTTAAGAGTGAAGGAATGACCAATGAGGACAAGCTCAAGCTCTACACATTTGAAAAGAAAATTAAACTCGGCAAAGTAGAGAGAGCAATTGCTCAGCAGTTGACAGTACACCATAGAGTTTACTTCAAGTTGTGCTACAATGCTAAAAGAGAACTATATAAGATATACAATGTATCACCTGAGAAGGTAAGAATTGCTAGAGATAAAGTAACCTACTTCTTATGTGATGACTGGTCGGCTAGAATTGATGTGACAAGTATCAAAAAATACCATCCTACTAACTCAGACCTTGAGCAGTTGTATGTGTACGAAATAATGACACTAGGTCAAGAGTGGTATCCACTACCACAGTACACCAGTGCTCTTAATTTTGCTTTCCTTAGTGGAGAGTTGAGCTATTTCGCAAAAAGCAACATACAAAACTCAATTTTCCCTTCTTTTGCAATGATGTTTCCAAAACGTCCACAGTCAGAAGAGGAGAAGTCAATGATAAAGCACACCATTGATAGGCTTAAAGGTGCGGCTAATGCTGGAAAGGCTGTGGCATTCTTTGCTAACAGTGCTGACCAACTACCTAAGATAGAATCTTTACCTACAAATGGCAATGATAAGCTATTTCACGAGGCATCAGCTCTCAATACTGAGCAGATATGTTTTGCTCACACAATTGACCCTATCCTTATGGGTGTTCGCACTACTGGCTCACTAGGTGGAGGAGCTGATATCAAGCAAGCTTATGTCATATTTGAGAAAAATGTAGTTATGCCATTGAGATACCAAGTTGAGGAGATAGTTAATGAGCTTTTGGAGATTGCTAAGATACCAGGCGAATATACAATCAACAACTTTCAAATCATTAATGAGACAATTGTGGAGATTGAAGGTGATGCTAGTAAAACTGCTGATGCTATCAACTCACTATCACCATTGGTGGCTACAAAAGTACTCAATGCAATGACTCCTAATGAAGTTCGCTCACTTGCATCCTTGCCTCCTATAGAAGGTGGTGACGTAATACCAACTGAAACACCAGCACTATGATCTACTTTATCACAGAGACCTACTTAAAGGTTAATACACCAATCACAGCCAATGTAGATGTAACAGATGTTACTCCATACATAGCTACTCAAGCACAATTGAGAGTGATGCCTATCTTAGGTACTACTTACTACAATTATCTACTTGCTGCTTACAATGCTCAGACACTTACCAATGATGAGGAGATACTTGTGACCTTCATACAGCCAGTAATTGCTTGGAGAAGTGCTGAGGATGCTATCTTTGGATTGACTTATCAGTTAAAGAACAAAGGTCTACAGACACAGTTCGGTGATTTCTCAGCATCTGTGAGTAGAAGTGAGGTAGCATTCGGCATGGAGCACTATGCACAGAAGGCTTCATTTTATGAGCAAAGATTAATTAGATACTTAATAGCTAATAAAGACCTTTATCCTGGTTTTACAGACCCTACCAACAGAGATACTGACCTTAGACCAATGATAGACCAATGCTCTTGCAATTGTGTAGGTCAATGCCATAGTGGATGCCCTTGTGGAGGTATGCGTGAAAATGGTTATAACAACTCAATACTAATATTATGACATTTAACGAGATAGCATTCTCAATTATTACTATATTAGTATCTGTTATCAGCTACTTTTTAAAGACCTTACATTCTGAAATGCAGAAAATACAAGAGACACAGAAGGACATGATTGAACAGCAGTATAACCTGAGCAATAAGATTGACCTTGTAGAGCAAGAGGCTAAGTTAAAGAGCTCAGCTATAGAGCAGATGACAAGGCTTGAAATCAAGCACCTATCTAGTCAAATAAGTGAGCTCACAGTTTCAGTAAAAAAACTAATCGAAATACAAATACACAAATGAAAAATATACAAGACCGCTGGCTCTCCAAGACACCAAGATTTTGGAAGGCAATACAAAAGTATTCAATTTTTATAGGAGTTATGGCATCCGCTGGGATAGTTGCTCCAGTAGAATTGCATCCAATTATAGTCACTATCCTTAAGCACACAATTGAAGTGTGTACAGTGATAGCTACAATGTCACAATTAACAGTCGATGGTCATGTCAGAAGATAAGCTCAACTTAAGCAAGATCAAGCAACTGCCCTTGCATCATTCTCAGTATGTCAATGAGAACACTAAGAAGCTACAGATAGTATTGCACCATACAGCTGGCAACTCTTCAGCACCAGGCACTATCAAGATGTGGGATAAAGATGATAGAGGTCGTATTGCTACTTGTATTGTGATCTCAGGTAAAGGTCTTTCTAAGGATACATTTGATGGTGAGATTTGTCAAGCATTCAGTTCTAAGAATTGGGCATATCACTTAGGTATTAAACCTGATGTGTTCAGAGCTATGGGTGTTCCTTACCAAAGATTAGATAAAATGACAATAGGGATAGAGATATGCAATTGGGGGCCGCTTAAATTAAAGGATGGCAAGTATTATAATTATGTCAATAGAGAAGTGCCATTAGAACAAGTGTGTGTTCTTGATAAACCTTACAAGGGATACACTTACTATCATGCATACACAGATGCACAGATTGAATCTGTAAGACAGTTGCTAGTATACTGGCATGAAGTCTATGGAATATCACTTACATACAATGAAGCTGATATGTGGTCAGTATCTAAGAATGCTTTGTCAGGTGTTGCTGGAGTATACACTCACAACAGCTATAGAAGAGATAAGAGTGATATATCACCACAGCCTAAGATGATTGAAATGTTAAAAAACCTATAATGAAGACACCAAAGAAAAAAAGAGACTTAGATATTAACATTGACACTAAGAATGTTGATGTTAAAATTACTAGAAAAGATGGCGTTACAGACGTTAAAGTTGATACTCCTAAAGTAGATGTAAACTTTCATAAAGATAGTGACTCTAAGGAGCTAAAAATAGATACTGAGAATGTTGACGTACAAGTCACCAATGGTGAGCTTAAAGTAGATGTTAATGAGCAGTCAGGATTTGTTGGAAAGTTAATAAAATTAATTCTTAGAAGAAAAAAATAAGTATATTTGTACCGCATGTATATTGTTTGGTTACAATAACACCTAAGAGGGATGATCTAGAGATAGTTTATCCCTTTTTTTATCTCTTCAAATGTTAAAATATGTTAAAATGTTTGCATATATAAAAAGAGTTACTAACTTTGTTTCATAATTATTAACCAAAAAAAAAATATCATGCAAGGAACAATCGTTTATTTATTAGTGCTATATAGCATAGCAGCAACAATCAAAATTTTAACCTTAAAAACTAAGTAACATGCAAAATTTAATTAATCACATCATTCAAGAAGAGAAAAAATTGTGGAAAATGTATAAATTTGCCTGCCAAGAATTAGGCTATGACTCAAGAGGAGCTATCCAGTATCAATCAAAATGGCATCACTGCACTGAGCTAATTGAAATGTTTAACCTTACACCTCCTACTAGGAGAAACCTGAGCACATTCAAGCACAAAAAGTACACAACTGTTAAAACTTGTGAACAATGATATGCCCTGACTGCAATGGAGAAGGTACTATTGAGGTACACTACTGCACATTTGGTAATGAAATTCACTACACTGAAGAGGAGTGTGGATGTAACAACGGAGAAATTGATGACCATGAACTTAGCTGATATTGAGTCCTACTGGACAAAGAGAGGACACTTTGATATACAATTATACATTAACTATTTAAGAGCAAAAAATGAAAACATACAGAGTTACAATGAGAGACAAGTCCTTCAAGATAGTGAAGGCATACGACAGGCATCATGCATTCCTGATGGTGGACAGATGGATAGGTTTAATCTTAAAAATTGAAATGATATGAAAGACACAGCAATAAAATTCCTGATAGATGAAATCTCATGCAGATTTGTAATATCTGAGGAGCTAAGAATAGCAATGTATAAGGCAATCGCAATGGAGAAAGAGCAAATAATTGATGCTTATGAAAATGGAGCTGAAGGGTTTGATTTCACAGCAGAAGAGTACTATCAAGATAATTGTAAACCTGAGATAATATGAAACCAAAAGACAAAGCAATTAGCTTAGTAGATAGCTACAGAATTATTTTAATGAATAAAGATACTGAATGTGGTGAGGAGATACTATGTACTGTGATAGCTAAGTACTGTGCATTGATAGCTGTTGATGAGGTAATTCAAGCAATGGATAATGTTATGTTACCTAATCCATTTAAGCAGTATTGGAACAAAGTTAAACAAGAAATTGAATTATTATGAAAGCAACACATAGAATATGGTTAGAAGACACAGTAGAAGAGTTAGGTGGTTTTTGGTGGTATTGCTACCTTGACCACAATGGATGCCTACAAGATGAGAAGTATCCTGATGACCTACCTGAGACTCCACAATGGTATATTAATAATGGTTATAAAGTAGAAGAGCTATGACAAAAGAGCACAGATTTTCGTACAACTGGAATTTAAAAGATGCAGTTTTTACAAAAGATAAAGGCAAAGTATTTAGTTGTTTTGCTTGTGGTGGTGGCTCAACAATGGGTTATAAATTAGCAGGATTTGATGTTATAGGACACAACGATATTGATAAAAAAATGATTGAAGTCTATAAAGAAAATCACAATCCTAAATTTAGTTTTTTAGAATCAATTACAACTTTTGCAAAGAGAACAGATTTACCACAAGAATTATACAACTTAGATATTTTAGATGGTTCCCCACCTTGTAGTAGTTTTTCAATGGCTGGAAATCGTGAGAAAGACTGGGGAAAAGAAAAAGTTTTTAGAGAAGGTCAAGAATTACAAGTATTAGACACTTTGTTTTTTGATTTTATTGATTTAGCAAAAGAACTACAACCAAAAGTAGTAGTAGCTGAAAATGTAAAAGGTTTATTAATGGGTGAGGCTAGGCAATACGTTATAAAAATTTACAAAGCATTTGATCAGGCAGGTTATTATTGTCAACACTTTTTACTTGACGCTTCAAAAATGGGAGTTCCTCAAAGACGTGAACGTGTATTTTTTATTTGTTTAAGAAAAGACCTGGCTAAACAATTTTTACATTTTGCAGATATTTTTACTGAAGTACCTAAAATAGAAATGAATTTTAATGAACCTGAAATAGTATTTAAAGAAGTAAAAGATAATTCAGGAAATATTGATAGACCATTAAGTAAAACAGTATTGAGGCTTTGGGAAAACAGAAAAAAAGAAGATACAGGTCTGCAATTTGCAAGTGGAAGAATAGATAATAAACCTAATAATTTTTTTAGTAGAGTTTTTGTAAAAGATAATTTAGTGCCTAATACTATTTTAGCTTCAGATTTTACTACAGTTTATGATCAACCTAGATATTTAAATAATTTAGAATATTGCAAAATTGGCTCATATCCTTTAGATTATAATTTTTTAAATAATAAAACTTTTTATTTAATCGGAATGTCAGTTCCTCCAGTGATGACTGCTCAAATAGCTACTGAAATTTATACTCAATGGTTGAGTAAATTAAACAATTAAACACAACAAAATGATAGAAAAAATCAAATACATGATAGAGCTACACAACCTATGCGATAAAAGTAGACAAAGAGAGCTAGTATACAAGAGATACTATTTATTCTCTGAGCTGTACAAATTGAACATTAACCTCACTCAGATAGGTAAAATTATGGACAAAGACCATGTTACTGTGATGCATGGACTTAAAGTAGACAATCAGTTTCAAAATAGTGACAAGATTTATGATGATGCAATTGCACCAATTAAAGACTATCTTTATCCACCAGTTAATCTACCTAAGTACTCTATTTTTGAGGATGTTATGAAGTGTAACAACACAACAGATTTGAGAATCATTAAGGAGAGGATAGAGAATGATCAGTACTTAGAAAGAGTGGTGTAAAGTAAAAGTAGAAAAGTTTAGAAAAGTTTTTTAGAGCAAAGTTTTACTGTATTTGGTACTGATGTTCAATAAGTTACAGCGAAAAGTAAAAGTTTTGAGTGAAATGTCAACTCTTTATAATATAGCGGATAATTCCCAAAATATTTTTTTAAAATCTGAGTGAAACTTTTACTTTTTGTAGTTAACTATTTGATAAATAAAGATTTAAGCAGTAAAAGTTTACAAAATGAAGTTTTACTATTGGTTTATAAGTTGTTAAATATCAAATAGTTAACGAGTAAAAACATTTTTTTAAAACTTTTCTGAACTTTTACTTTTTTATATTAGAATTATAATTATATTTGCAAACAGTTCGGGCATGAACATTCAAGAAATTATTAGAAACCCTTTGAATGAGTAGCGATGCCCCGCAAAAGTTCAAGGGGTTTTATCATTTAAGGGCATTTAACTATGATTAAAATTACAGTAAAAACAATTGAAGTAAACAAAGAAGAATTTAAAGAAAATGTAATTAATCTTTGTGGAGATTTATGGACGTATTTAAATATTGAATATTTAACTAGAGAAAGATTTAATCAGCACTTTAAAACTAAATTAAGCGATTTAGAATTTGCTAAAATAATGGATGATAATTGGTTTGAAATTGAAACATTAGATCGTGGAGTAGGAGTAAGAATCAATATTAAAAACTTATTAAAATCATTATAATGGCAAAACAAATTGAATTCTGGAGCTTTACAGAAAAGGGAGTACCTTCCTTAAACAACAAGCTATTTAAACACTTTCTTTCAGATAACAATTTCTATAAATATAAACCTACTAAAGATGCATCCAGTTCGTTTGTTATAATTCAAAAAAATGGAATATTTTTAGAGATAATTAACGAAATTGATGTAAAGGATTTTGTATTAGATTATATTGAAAAAAATAATATTGAGGATAGAGTATTCAATTTAATGTCTGGTAACTTAAAGTTTTTTAAACGTGAGTTCTTATCAATGATAAATAGTATTGAAGTTGAAATATTCAAAGATGATCGTGATACAAGCTATTTATTCTACAATAATTGCATTGTTAAGACTACTAAAGATAATCGTGAGTTAATTCAATACAACGATGTAAGTATTTCAATTTGGAAAGATCAAATCATTAAACGTGACTACACAGAATGTGACCATCATACTTCACAATATAGGGAGTTTATTTGGAAAATTAGCGGTGAGGATGTAAATAGATACAATACGTTTCAATCTATTATAGGTTACTTAATTCACTCTTACAAATCAAAGACTGATAACTTTGCTATAGTTTTAAATGATGAGATGATTTCAGATGAGCCTAATGGTCGAAGTGGTAAAGGTTTGTTTTGGAATGCTTTAAAAAACCTTAAGAAAGTTCAATCAATTGATGGCAAAACGTTCAGTTTTGGAAAATCTTTTCCCTATCAAAGTGTATCAACTGATTGTCAAGTGTTAGTATTTGATGATATTATTAGGAATTTTCCATTTGAAAAACTATTTAGTGTCATTACAGAGGGCTTGACTATTGAATATAAAGGTAAAGATGCTATTCATTTACCTATTGAAGAAAGCCCTAAGATTTTAATTACTACAAATTATACTGTAAAGGGTGACTCAGGATCACATGAAGCGAGAAAGTTTGAAGTTGAGCTAAGTACTTTCTTTAATGCAAATAATACTCCTAAAGACTATTTTAAGAATGAATTGTTTAACGACTGGGACTCAATGGAGTGGGCAAGGTTTGATAATTACATGATAGAATGTGTTAAAAAATACTTACAATTTGGACTAGTCAAATCAGCTCCTAAAAATTTAGGTATTAGAAAACTAAAAGATAAAATCGGAAATGAGTTATTTTCATTTGTAGAAACAATTATTAAAAATGACTGGGTTTCAATTAAGGATATTTATGATAAATTTATGTTAGCTTATCCTGAGTTAAAGAAGTTTGGATATACTCAAAATCGTTTAACAATTGGTTTAAAAGCATATTTAGAATTTTATAAAATACCATTTGAAGAAAGAAAATCCAATGGAGTATTAAAATTTTTTATTATAGAAAAAATAGAGCAACCTATTAAAATAGAAATACCTATTGTTAAAGAAGTAATTCCTGATATTTGGGACGAATTAAATAAAAAAGCAGGATTTTGAAACACGTAAATATAAAACAAATACTAGCAGAAACTCAAGAAATGGAGCAAGCATTTGAGAAAGTTGATATTAGTTACATTTTAGAAGCTCAGTATAAAAGGAGTGAGTACTTTTTAAATGAAATGTTGATTGATGTTGAAAGGAATCTAATCAAGAAGCAAAATGAAGAGATACCAAATGAGGTTATAATTAAGCGATTTGAGAAGACTTACAATAGGATGCTAATGATACAAGAGCATTTTAATAAAATACACTCACACTTGAAGTATTTGGAGCTAGAAAATGAGCAGTTAAAACAGAAATTTGAAAACTATAAAATAAACATAAAATGAAAAAAACAGCAATTGATCAAATGGATGTCAATGAATTGATGTCTACAGTGTGTGTAATAGCTACCCTTAAGTACAATGGACACTTCACTTTACTATCCTTCACTACTAATTTTAAAGGCTGTTTTGGCACAGTGACTGAAAGAGATGAGATAAAACAATTGTATCCATGCGAATCTTTAAGAGAGGTATTGTTACACATGATATACAAAGAGATATGATAACAATAACAAATGAAGATAACATGGAGTTGATGGCTCGTTACCCTGATAACTACTTTGACTTGGCTATTGTTGACCCGCCTTATGGGATTGGTGCAAATAAAATGACATTGGGCAATGGCAAAAAAAAAATATACAGAGGTCAAAATGATTGGGATAGTTCAATACCTTCAGAGGAATATTTTAATCAATTAAAAAGAGTCAGTAAAAATCAAATTATTTGGGGTGGCAACTATATGACTGAATATTTAAAGCCAACTTCATCTTGGCTGTTTTGGGATAAAGGAACAGGCGAAAATGACTTTGCTGATGGTGAGTTAGCTTGGAGTAGTTTTGGAGGTGCGTTAAGAAAGCTGACAAAGTCTTGGGTTGGAGCAAATGCAAAAGACGAAAGTGAACGAATGCACCCTACTCAAAAACCTATTTATCTTTATAAATGGATATTAGACAAGTACGCAAAAGAAGGAGACAAAATCTTAGACACCCACCTTGGCAGTGGCTCAATAGCAATAGCTTGTCATGATTACGGCTTTGACTTAACAGCGTGTGAACTTGACAAAGAGTACTTTGATAAAGCAATGACACGAATAAATAACCATGTAGCACAACAAAAACTATTTTAAATGACCAAAGAAAACAAAGCTAAACTCAAAGCATTAGAGCTTGAGATAATGATGGCTAAGTCATCAATGAATCCAAAGTACCTACCATCTACAGAGTGGTCAGATAACTCAGCTAATAGCCTAACTAAGTCAATAATTTTTTACATCAATGCTACTGGCAATCAAGCTGAGAGGATTGGCAATCAGGGACAATACAGAGAAGGTAACAAGATACAAGTTGGCACTGGTGAGATAGCCTACACAAAGCAGTTGCCCGGTAAGTGGACACCAGGGCAAGGTACTAAGGGAACTGCTGACATCTCAGCTACTATCAATGGCAAGTCAGTCAAGATCGAAGTGAAGTATGGTAAAGATAGACAATCAGAAGTACAGAAACAGTATCAAGAAAAGATAGAGAGTGCAAAAGGTATCTACTACATTGCTAGAGATTTTGACTCATTTATTGAATGGTATGATAAAATAAATCAATAAAATTAGTTGCACATCTAAAAATTATTATTACATTTGTAAACAATTAAATAAATATATATGCAAACAGAAGTAACCAAAGTGCCATTGTGGACTAAGATTCACAAGGCAAAGATGAGCATTGGCAA